ATGCTGTCTCGCGTCCTGTGCGGGCGATGTACGATAGCAGTCAATACGACAAGTCCGTCGAAATCTACCACGCCATCGAACCCGATCCCGACCATCAGCCCGGACGTTTGGGCGCAAAGCCATGGCGCAGTGTCTATTGGGAAACCGGCGGCAAGGCTGGCTCGGTGCTCAAGGTATCGGGCTATGCGGACCAGCCATTCTGGGCGCCGCGCTGGGATGTGGTGGGCGGTGATACTTACGGCGTGTCGCCCGGCATGGAGGCACTGCCGGCCCTGCGCGAATTGCAGATGCAGTCGAAGCGCCGGAACGAAGCGATCGATGCCATGGTCAAGCCCGAGAAGATCGTGCCGCCTGGCGTGCGTCTGACCGGGGAGCCTGGGCGCACCGTCACCGCATCCGGCGTGGACAAGGATGGCGTACTGATCCCGTACCAGATGCCCTATCAGGCTGTGGCCGCGATCGGTGGTGAGATCGACAAGTGCAAGCAGCAGATCGACGGATTGAGCTTTGCCGACCTGTTCAACGCGATCACCAACATGCGCGGCGTGCAGCCCCGCAACATGGAAGAGATCGCGGCCCGCAATGAGGAAAAGCTGACCCAGCTTGGCCCGGTGATCGAGCGCGTCGGCAACGAGAAGCTGGAAGTGGCGATCGACCGCGCGTTCGGCATCATGAGCCGGGGCGGGATGCTGCCGCCAGTACCCGAAGCTATCGGCGGGATGCAAATCAACGTCGAGTTTGTCTCGATCCTGCAGCAGATGCAGCGCATGGTCGGCATCGGCCAGATTGAGCGTGTGGTGGGCTTTGTTGGCAACCTTGCCGCTGCGCATCCTGAGGCTCTGGACAAGATCGACTTTGACGAAGCGATCGATGAATACGGCTATCGCGCCGGCACGCCCGCCAAGTTGATCCGCACGGCCGATCAGGTTGCCGATATCCGCAACCAGCGCGCACAGGAACGGCAAGCCCAGCAGGCTGCAGCCATGGCCCCGGTTGCCAAGGACGGCGCAGCAGCGGCTGAATTGCTCTCCCGCACTGATGTTGGCGGGGGGCAAAGCCTGCTGAACCGGATGCTGCCTGCATGAGCCGGCCAGACCTTACCCAGAAATATAACACACCGCTTTCTCCGCAGGAGGAGGCGAGGTTTCAGACGTGGGCCAAAGCTCACAATCGCCAGGCCGACACGTTCGATTATGACTTGCGTGGAGCATGGAAGGCAGATGCCAAGGCCGCATCGAATGGCCATCTGCCCGACACGTGGAAGAAGCCCAATCATCCCACTTTCAGCGACGAAAGCCAATATTCGAACGCGCAGATGCCAGGTGGTCAATGGGTAGAGGGCAAGAAGGGCAAGTGGCAATTCAAGGCATCTGACTGGAACATCAGAAACCTTGGCGTCAAAGGCTTGCAGCAATACTTCCAGCAGGTTGAACCTGACGCGGCATTGATCCTGCCTCTCGCCAATCGCCTCTATCCCAACGATGGTGGCCAATGACGCAGGAGCAGCGCGATGCAGAGTTTCTGCTCTCCCGTCCCGAGTTCATGCGCTTCCTCAGTGCTGCGATTCACGCCGCCGGGATCGTGGGGCAGCTAGTCGGAGCCGATGGGCATTTGACGCGCGATCTCAGCTTTCTTGAGGGGCGCCGCAGCCTGGGGTTCGATTTGCTGCACATGGCCCATGCTGGCCAGCCCGAGCCGATCCGCGCCAGCGACACGCAGGCCCTGACGACACTCACCGCAGCGCTTCGCCAAACTCTCAACCCGCAGGATACCGCAAATGACCGACGCCGCACCCGCACCGATCGATACGCCGACCTCCCCGACGCCGACCCCGACGCCTGATGCCGCACCCGTTGCGCCGGCTGCTGAAACGTCGGTGCTGGGTGGCGATTTGTCGGCCGATCCTGCGCAAAAAGCGCCCGAGGCTTCGGCCCAAGCCGATCCGGCCGCGCCCGCAGCCGACACGCCAGTCGTGCCGGAAAAGTACGAGCTGGCTCTGGAAGGCCTGACGCTCGATCCCACGCTGGTCGAAGCGGCTGATCCCGTGTTCCGCGAAATGGGCCTGACGAACGAGCAGGCCGGCAAGCTGCTGCCGCTCGCCCAGCAGGTGCAGGAACGCACCACTCAGGCCCTGATCCAGCAACTGACCGATGGCGCCGCCGCGCAGAAGAAGGAATGGCTCGATGCGTTCGTGGCCGATCCTGAAATCGGCGGGGCCAATCGCGAGCAGACCGAGCACATGGCCGCGCGTGGCTTGGATGCCCTTGGGTTCACCAAGGAGCATCCGTTCCGCAAGGCCCTGACCGAATCCGGCTTTGGCAACCACCCCGACATGATCCGCGCATTCCGCGCTGTCGGGCAGATGGTCGGCGAAGACGGCACTTTCGCGCGCGCTGGCGCCGGAAGCGACAACCGCCCCGCCTGGGAGCGGCTCTACCCCAACGACGTCCAGCGATAAGGAAACGCTACCATGGCAGTACTCGGCCAGTCCTATTGGAACCTCATCGACGTCCTCAAGTCCGGCAGTGACGGCATTGGCGACGTGGTTGAGGCCCTCACTCAACTGACGCCCTTCATGAAGGACGCCAATGTTATTACCTGCAACAGCGGCACGGCGCACCGCACGTCGATCCGCACCGGCCTGCCCAGTGTTTCGTGGGGCGCGCTCTATCAGGGTATTGCCCAGTCGAAGGGCAACTACACCGAAGTGCAGGACACGACCGGCTTTGTCGAGGGCCTGTCCTCGGTGGATGAACGCCTGCTCAACCTCAAGCCTGCACAGGCCGCCAAGCTGCGCCTGATGGAAGGCCAGGGCTTCCTCGAATCCATTGCGCAGACCCTCGACAGCGCAATCTGGTATTCCGACGTCAAGGTGAACGGCAAGCAGTTCCACGGCCTGGCGCCGCGTTACAACTCGCTGTCGAACGTGAACGTGATCAACGGCGGCGGATCTGGCAGCGACAACATGTCGATCTGGTTCGTCACGCATGGCGATATGCAGACCTCGATCATCACGCCCGAGAATATCCCGGCCGGCGTGCAGCGCGAGGATATGGGCCGCCAGCGCGTGCTCGATGGCAACGGCAATCCCTACTACGTGAAGGAAGAGAAGTTCACGCAGCATGTCGGTTTGTGCGTGCGTGATTGGCGCTTCAACGCGCGCGTTGCCAACATCGACGTGTCCGACGTGATCGCCGGCACCGTCGCCATCAATCCGCTGATGCGCAAGGCCTACTACAAGCTGCAGGGCCGTCGCGCCTACAAGATGGAACGCGAAGGCCAGATCAGCCCTGGCCGTACCGTCATCTACATGAACAAGACCGCGCTCGAAGCGCTCGATGCGGAATCGACCAACGGCCGCAGCGGCGTGGACAACTTCGTGCGCCTCCAGCCCATGGAAATTCAGGGCGAGGAAGTGATGACCTGGCGCGGCATGCCGATCCGGGAAACCGATGCTCTGCTCCCCACCGAAACGGTGGTCTCGTAACTGCTCAACAGGGCCGGGGGTGACCTCGGCCCCACACAAGGAATCGTCACATGATCTTCGATAATTCCCTCCTTCTGAGCAGCGCGCAGGCCATCACTGCTTCGGCTGCATCGACCAACGTCATCGACCTGGGCACCACCGGTACGCCGTTCGGTTCGTCCGTGGCTCTCACGCGCGACATCGGGAGCGGCGAGGAAGTCGAACTGTCCGTGGCTGTCGTGGCCTCGTTCAACAACCTCACGTCGCTGACCGTCGCCGTGCAGACCTCGCCCGACAACTCGACCTGGACGACCAAGTATTCGGGCCGCGTGGTGCCGCTGGCCGAACTCGTGGCTGGCTTCCAGTTCAAGTTCCCTTGCTGCTTCGATGAAGGCACGGATGAGCGCTATGTGCGGCTCTTCTACACGGTGGCCGGAACCGCGCCTTCCACTGGCAGTGTCACGGCCGGGCCGGTCGCAAGCCGTCAGACCAACAACAGCTACGGGGGCCGTTGATCATGGCGCGCTATAAGAGCGATCAGCCGGTCTATCTGAGCGATCAGGGCCGCTACATCATGCCCGGTGAGGAGTTCACGGGCGACTATGTGCCGGGCTCGACCTGGGAGCCGCTGGACGACGACGCCAAGGCCGCGATTGCCGCCCGCGACAAAGCCAAGGACGATGCGCCAGCCAAGACGCGGCCGCGTAAGCCCGGCGTAGACGACGACGCCAAGGCCTGATCTTTCGATCAGTTTGTGGAAGGGCCCGGGGGAAACCTCGGGCCTTTTTTGTTGGGATTCACCACGACGGGCAGCAGACATAGGTTCGCGCCATGGCTGCTCTTATCGATCTCTGTAACCGCGCGCTGGCCCAAATTGCGGCCGGCCAGATTGCCGACTTTACCGAAGGCAGTATCGAGGCGCGGGAAGTGTCGCGCTTTGCCTCGCCGCTGCTTCTGGAGGTTGCTGACTGGACGGAATGGCCGTGGATGATCAAGCGGCAGGCGCTGGCATCGGTGGCCAATGATCGTCCGGCTGAATGGCTCTATGCCTATGCGGAGCCGTCAGACCTTGCCCAGCCCCTCGCCATCCGGCAGGTTGAGGATGACGCCACCGATCTACCGATCGCGGGGCCCTATCCCTTTCCATATCAGGACACGATGCCGCTGGCCTACCTCCACGAAGGCGGTCGCATCTATGCCAACGTGCCCACGGCCACGCTGGTCTATGCCAAGAATACCATGGAGGCGGGCGACATGCCCCCGCTGGTAGCGCGTGCGTTTGAACTGGAGCTTGCTGCTCGGATCGCCTTGCCGATCAAGAAGGACGCCCATGTCGCACAGGTGCTGCAACAGCAGGCAGAGACTGCGCGCGCTCGAGCCATCGCAGGCGAGGAGAACAAGCGGGTGCATCGCCCGGCTCGCTATGCCAGCGATGCTGAGTATGCCCGCGCCGGAATCGGTGATTCCGTATGAGCGTGCGTGTTCCGCAAATCAATTTTTCGCGCGGCGAACTTGGTCCGCAACTTTACGGCCGGTTCGATGTCGATGCCTATCAATCGGCCCTGCGCCAGGCGCGCAACGTGATCGTGCTCAAGTATGGCGGGATCACCAAGCGGCCCGGCACGCGCCTGGTTGCCGAAGTGCTGGATGCTAGCAAGCCCGGACGCCTCGTGCCGTTCCAGTTTTCACTCACGCAGACCTATGCCCTCGAAATGGGCCAAGGGTACATGGCTCCCTGTGCGAATGGTGGCCGCATCCTTGAGGAAGAACTGGCTATCACCGGAATTTCCAACGCGGCGCAAGCGGTGGTGACGGTGGCCTATCACGGGCTATCCGTGGGTGACTGGTGGTATTTCGATGGCGTGAAGGATGGCCTGGGTGCGTTCCTCAATGGACGTTCGTTCAAGGTCGTGTCGGTCGTGGATGACAACCACTTTGCCGTAGCAGTCGATACCTCGGGCGCTCCTGCTTTCACCGGATGCGATGGCGGGATCACACGCAGCGCGCCGCCCACGATCCCGACGCCGCCTGTCGTTCCTCCTGTCGTTACCCCGCCCACGCCGCCTATCACGGGCGGCGGCGGTGGTGGTGGTTTCGGATCCATTCGGAGGTTGCCGGCCTGATGGGCGGATATCGCATCTACAAGGTCGGATCGCCCTACAACGGTGAGGAATTGGCTGAACTCGATTTTGAGCAGACAGCCGACACCATGTACCTTGCGCACATCGACCATGCGCCGGGGAAACTGGTGCGTGCAGGCCATACCGACTGGTCGTTCAGCACCCTGACGTTCGGCCCCACGATTACCGCACCCACCAGTTGCACGGCCGTGGCGACTATCGACAACATCGACGAGGACGGAGGAAACACGGGCGGCAACTATTTCCCGCAGCCGGCCAGCTACTGCATCACGGCCTATAACGATGATACCGGCATGGAGAGCCGTGCCAGTCCGTCCGCCACATGCACCAACGATCTACTGCTTCGGCAGAATTACAACACGATCAGTTGGCCTGCCGTGTCTGGCGCATCCCGATACAAGGTCTACAAGGCCGACAATTCGCAGTTCTTCGGGTATATCGGCACCACGCAGAACACGACGTTCCGCGACGACAATATCGCGGCTGCACTGGATCAGTCGCCGCCCCGCGCAAACAATCCCTTTGCCGCTGCCGGCGACTATCCATCCACCGTGACCCTGTTCGAGCAGAGGGCAATGTGGGCGCGCACCACGAATGTGCCGCATGGGGTGTGGGGCACGCGATCGGGCCAACTCGAAAACATGGATCGGTCGCGGCCGGCAGTGGCAAGTGATGCCCTGTCATTCTCGATCATGGCGGGCCGCGTCAACTCGGTGAACCACCTGGTGACGACGACAAGCCTGCTGGCGCTGACATCGGACAGCGTGTTCCATATCGACGGCGACGGCAAAGGTGGGGTGCTCGATGCAACCACGCCGCCGGCCACGCGCCGCCAGATCGGGCGCGGATCGTCTCGCCTGCCTGCCCTGGTTGTCGATAGCGTGGTGTTCTATCAGCCGAGCGTCGGGCAATCGGTGCGCACCATCGGCTATGACTTCACGATCGATGGCCTGAAATCCAATGATATCTCGATCTACTCGCCGCATTTCTTCGAGGGCATGAGCATCGTTTCGTGGTGCTATGCCCAGGAACCGCGCAGTGTGGTGTGGGCGGTGCGCGATGATGGCAAGCTGCTGTGCTTCACCTGGGAGCAAGAGCAGAACGTATGGGGCTGGACCCTGTGTGAAACCGATGGCGATGTCGTGTCGGTCTGCTGCATCGCAGAGGATGGCGAGGATCGCGTCTATCTGATGGTCGATCGCCAGGTACAGGGTGTCACCCGGCGTTTTGTCGAGCGCATGGTAAGCCATCGCTGGTCGGACGTGAAAGAATGCTGCTTCCTCGACTGCGCCGTGTCGGGAACGTTCGAGGATGAGCAGACCACGTTCACAGGGCTCTGGCATCTGGAGGGCCGCAGCGATGTGGCCGGCCTGGTCGATGGCAAGGCGATCTCTGGCCTGACGGTGACAAACGGGACGATCACGCTTCCCGATGACTTCGGCGGCGGCCGGGTGGCGAGTTTTGGCATTCCCTACGAGGTGAACGTCGAGACGCTGCCCCTGCGGATCAATTCGCCTGGCACGGGATCGAATGTCGGCCGCGTGCACTCGACTGGTGAAGTGGTGATCCAGCTATCCAACACCCGGCAGATCAAGGCCGGCATCGATTCGGCAAACCTGTTTCCGCTCAAGTCGCGCACGGCAGAGGCCTATGCCAGCCCTGACGCGCTGATGAATGGGCAATACACGATCACGATGGCGAACAAGGCCAAGGACGAATGCACGGTGTGGATTCAGCAGACTGCGCCGCTGCCTTTCACCATGCTTGGAATCGCGCAGGACCCCGAGATTTACGGATGATCGGCGCGGGTATCCGGATCGTTCCCGCTGAAATGCGCCATGTCGGCTATCTCGCTCGGCACATGCGCGCGATCGACCAGCTGGAATGTCGGGCAATGGGCCGCGAACCAAAGCAGGCCCTGCGCACGGGGATAGCTGCCAGCGCCAAGTGCTGGACTGCACTTCTGGATGGCCGTCCGCACGCGATGTTCGGCGTGGTCGTTGAAAGCATCCTCACTGGCGAGGCGGTGCCGTGGTTCCTGGGCACGGATGAAGTCTATCGCCACCCGCGCGAGATGTTGAAGTGGGGGCCAGGCATCATCGAGCGGCTGCACGATTCACGCCACACGCTGCGAAACCTAGGGTCTGTGGGGATTCAGCGTGAGTTGATGATGGCAGCGGCGAGATAGATCATGGCCGAGAAACTCTGGTCTGTTTTGCAGGCGCGCATTGCGATGCG